AGGGGTGCGCCTTCGCGGCCGCGTCCTTGGCGTGGATGACGGGCGAATGGGCAACGGGGCCCTCGCAGAACCACGGCGGCATGTGGGGGCACATGAACTCCGCGAGGGCGCGGGAGGCCGGGCGCGGGTCGTTGTACTTCTTCAGGAGGCGGGCGACTTCGCGGAGCGCGATGTCGTACACGGGGTGCGCGAAGCGGTCGTCCCCGATCTGGAAGAACCACAGTCCTCCGGGCGGGGTCGCGAACGTCTGCGTAAACCGTGGCGTATCGCTCATTTCGCCTTGCCGCCTTTCTTCGACGAGTTCTTCGAGGAGACGGACATGGAGACCTGCGTCTGGCGCGGGAGGCCCGCGGCGACCACCGCCTTCTCGACCGCCTCCTTCGTGGCGTCGGACGGGGCGTTCTGCTCGCCGAGCTCGCGGTGGCCGGCCTTGGGCTTCACGGCGACGGGCGGCTTCCCGGGCTTCGGGACGTCGGTCTTGCCGTCGCGCATGGACAGGTGGTACACCAGGTCCTCGAGGGACAGGAACGCCCTGCGCGGGTTGAGCCCTCCCGTGAACGCGTAGCCGCCGCCGGGGAACACCCGGAGCTTCAGGTCCGCGCCCGTGTAGGGGCAGGTGGGGTGAACGTAGTCCCGCACCCCGCTTATGCCGTCCTTCATGGAGACGGCGTCCTGCAGGTGCATCAGCGTGTCGTACGGGACGTGCACCGAAAACGCCTTCGGGCAGTAGAACATCGGCGGCGACTTGGGCTTCACCGTCATGAAAACTTCGAGCGGGCGGCCGGTAAAGCCGTCCTTGAGGCCGCTTACCAGCTTAGACGTTACTTTTACTTCCATAAATGTTCCCTCCAAGAACGCTAGAAACTATACCACAACGGAGGCGGTTTTGTCAATAGGACGCCATGTCGTCCACGCCGTCGTAGCCGGAGCCGCCCGCGTCCAGGACGACCGACTCGGGGAGCGGGTTCGCGAGGTACTGCTGCACCGGCTGCTCGATGATCGGCTGCGACGAGGGGAGCCATCCGTACGGCAGGATGCCGAGCCTCTCCTTCACCGCGAGGGCGGCGTTCGCGGCGGCGTCCGCCTCGTCGGGGGAGCGCTTGAACACGCGCGCCTTGAACGCGTCCTTGTCCTCGAGCGTAAGCGGGGTGACCGGGACGGTCGAGCCCTTGTTGGTGTGGAAGCGGCGCTTCGTGAGCGCGTCGACGACGGCCTTCGGGAGCCCCCTCACCTGGCCGGCCTTGCAGAAGTCGGCGAGGACGCACCACGCCTCGGCGTCGCGGCGGCGGTACTTCTTGCACCCTATGACGTCCGTGTTGGCGCGGATGGGGAGGTCGGACGCACGCTCCGCGTTGTTGATGGCGAGGCACCTGACGGCGCCGTTGCCGCCGATGTAGATGTCGAGCTCGTCCGCGAGGTTCTGGTTGCCGGACGAGTCGACGCCGGTCGCCGAGAGCGGGGCCGTGTACTTGCCGGGGTCGTTCATGAGCGACCTGACCTGCTCGCGGAGCTGCAGCAGGACCGGCATGTTCGCGGACGCCTTGATCTGGAGCTTGTAGAGATCCGAGAAGTCGAGGATCGGAAAGCTGGAGTCGTCGGTGATCCTTATCTTGCAGAGCGAGTAGCAGGCCCCGTCGCCGCCTTCGCTCCACGCGGGGTCGATGCCGGCCGCGCACGCGACGACGCGCGAGTGGGGAGGCGGCTCCGAGACGCGCTGGTCGCGGGCTACCGCGGGGTCGAGCACGGTCGGGATGTTGACGCCGACCGGGGGCGGGAAGCCGCGCACCATCTTCCAGAAGAGCGGGGAGTCCTCGTTGCCGTCGCAGTCCGCGAGGTTGTCGGCGATGACCGACCTGGTGATGAGGAACGGGTACTCGGACTCGGTCTCCGGCTTCGTCACGGTGATGCACTTGAGCCCGTCGTGGTGCCGGACGAGGAAGCCGCGCGTAGACGTCCAGAGGCCGGTGTCCACGTTCACGCTCGAGATGCCGTCCTTCGGTATGCAGTACTGGCACGAGTCGTCGTCCCACGAGTTCGGGTTGGCGAGGGCGAAGAAGCGGAAGTCCTTCGCGCCGACGCGGAGGTTCTGCATCGCCGTCCTGATGTTGTCGTGGTGCGTGATGGTGGCGAGCTCGTCGATGACGATGCGGACGTACTTGGCGTGCGCGCCCTGGAGCTTGCCGGAGTCCTCCGAGTCGTTGACGGCGACGCCCACGATTCCGGCCTTCTCGCCAACGGACTCCGGCGAGTCGTCCGCGTCGTCGTTGAGGATGGCGTAGCCCGACTTGGAGAACTTCCCGGGGATCGGTATGCCGCTGTTCCGCGACCACGCCTTCAACGCAGCAAAGAACGTGATTACTGCGTTCCACGAGCGAGACTTGAGGGACTGCTTGTCCGTGGAGCCGAGACGGATGACAGTATCGAACGGATCCGTAATCCAATCCAAAAGCATCAGCAGTCCGTAATCCCAGCTTTTCCCGCAACTCGCGCTTCCCCATGTAATGCAGCCCTTCTCCGCCATCACCCAATCATGGAAATGCTCTTCCGTCCAGGGTGGAACCTTGAAAAGACTTTCTGGAAAAAGCGCCTTCGCCGCGTCGATGAGCGGCACCCACGGGTCCTTGAAGTCGACCCCGTACTCCGCCTTGTACTCGCGCCACTTCTTCGCGACTGTCAGGTCGATGAAGATGTCGGACATCCGCGGGTCCCAGTCGACCCCGTGTCTGTATTTGTAGGTTTCGGCCATAATGTCAGCTATCCCAATATACCGGTATGGTTCCGCCTATGTCGCTGGCCTTGACGTTGCCCTGCAGCTTAGGGTTGTTAAATATATGAACCCCGGAACAGTGCCAGTGGTTACGCATACCATTCCTAAGCTGATAATAGTAGTTTTTATACCAGACGTTAGTGGTATTCCCGTCTTTGCCCTTTATCGTACGACCGTCATATAGCCACGCCCCGACCTTTATCTCAGACAGGTCCAGCTTAGTCAGCTTCCCAAATATCGTTATCGTAACTTCCGGGGCGATCAACGTACCCAGCTGCGGGAAGTCCGTATGCGCCTCCTCTTCCGCCGCCGTCAGCAACTCTGTAGTGCCGACCCCGGCAGAATAGCTGCCGAGACCGCCGTCAGAAATGATCCTTACGGCCGCCTGATAGTCAAAGTCTTTCACGAGCATGTAGCTTTGCGTCGCCAGGTTAGTAAGACCGCGCGGCGATTCGTAATCTGAATAACCGACACGGCCTGCCAACTTATACCAGAAGCCTGTCGTAGACGTAGCGACGCCTTCGAGTATCAGCCTATCCGCGAGTCTGAGCGAATAGCCGCTGCCTGAAGTATGCTTTACGAGGCCAAGCGGAAACGCACCTGTTATCACGACGCGGGGCTGTCTTCGGTCGATAAACGGCGTCAAGACATTGGCAAGCGATATACCCATAGGCTCCCTCCTCTATGGCGTTGCCGCTGGCGTGCTTACAATCAAACGCGAGACCAGTAGGTTTCTACTGGTGCCCATCTGCGACACGGGAAACGCGACTATGGCGCCTGCAGGCACCGGGTCCAGCAGATTGTCGTTGTCCGTGTAGATGCTATAGCCTCCGTTGTTTACCAGGGAGTCGAAAACGTAGGACGCGGCATTGAACGTAATGTTCTGCGTCGCCTTCACGTACACCACGTACTCAAGCACCTGGCCCGCCGCGACAGTCGGATTCGGAAGTCTAAAGGTACCCCCGGAACTCAGCTCTTGCCAAACCGATGACTGATTGGGCGCACCGGAAACCTGTCCGTTGTAAGGCGTAAAGGTCCCCATAGGCCCTGTAGGTCCAGTATCGCCGGTATCGCCCTTGTCGCCCTTGTCGCCAGTATCGCCCTTGTCGCCCTTGTCGCCCTTTTCTCCTTTTAACGAGTCCTTCTGCTCCTGCGTAAGGTCGGCCCAGGTAAGCGGGTCGCCCTTCGGCCCGATTACCGCCATCCTGAACTCCCACAGCGCCTGCTGCTGCACGACGCCGTCGTAGGTGTCCCCCTGAGCGGCGAGGCACTCGTAGATCTTGTGGGTCTCGGTCATCAGCGCCATGTCGCCTGCCTTCGCGGCGGACGGATTGAAGTCCGTGTCGGAGAAGCTGCCGGGCGTCTCGTCGTCGCCCGAGAACGTGCCTTCGTCCGACGAGACCCACTTCGCCCCGCGCTCGCCCTGCTCCCCCTGGTCGCCCTTGAAGTCGGGGTCGTAGCGGATGGAGTTTACCAAGGCGAGCAGAAGCGCGTCCTTGTCGGCCTGCGTCATCGAGTCGATGCTTATGGTGCCGTCGCGCCCGGGCTCGCCGTCGTCGCCGTCCTGGCCGTCCGCGCCGTCGCGGCCGTTCGACCCGTTGCGGATCTCGATGGTAGTGTCGGTCGTGCCGTCCGTGAGGACGAGCACCGACGTGCCGCCGGGCGTGTTGCTGGGGACGAAGCTCTTCACGCGGACGCTCTTGCCGTCCGCGCCGTCGCGTCCGTTCGTGCCGTTCGCGCCGTCCGTTCCGTCGCGTCCGTTCGTGCCGTCCGTTCCGTTCTGCCCCGGGTCGCCCTTCTCGCCCTTCAGGGATTCG